CCAACTATAAAATAAATATTTAACTAAGTTCATCAAAACCTATAACCCCGGTGTTGGTGCTGCCATCTCAAGTGGGCAAGACTCGTCACTATCAACCGTAATCTACGTCATAAAACCGCTGTACAAGTGGATTGCTACAAACGTGATATACGTCAAGCCCTCGAAGGACTTTACCAAGCGTGACCAATTCACTTGGTGAGCATTTGTAACGGCGTGTTAGTGTAGAAATGTCGATAGTGGAGGGGGATGCTGATAAGCATTTATTTCGATCGTCATTCAAGAAGCTGGCGTACCGGCGCTCCTCAGTTTCCGTCATCCGACGGTTCGAAATTAACCCTGACATCCCCTCGCTGATAATGTGTTTCCCCCAAGTCGATCGACCGCGAACGACTTCTGAAACAAAAACACGGGCGCGCTCAGCGAACGCTCCGTGTCCAGGTAAATCCCCGGAAAAAGTCCCAAAACCACGGAACCATGTTCCTAAATTCATGTAAACCCCGCGATTAATAGGGCAGTACGAATGCTTAAGGAATTGTAGTTCTTCTACAGTGTCACACACTTGCATTTTGAGTTGATACCCAGCCATTACTCCGGCGGCCTCGTAAGCCCGTTGGAATTCAGCCTTGCTGACTGCGAGGGGTTCTGGCACTAGTCGACCCAAACATAAAGCGATTAGCAAATTGGCGTAGTTGTTAACGGTTGTTGTCAACACTGAGCCACTATACAATCGTGTGTGGGTATACTTGTACCGGATCTTCTCGCGTCGGTTGTTGCGGTTTCGAAATTCCATCGGGCTCCTTAAATATTTAAAAGCGCGATGTATGGCATGTGCTTGTGGTGTCTCGACTCCCATCCGTTTGGTGAGCAAACGTTCGAGGGACGCAAACATGGCTGTGCGGTGAGATCCATCGCACTGCTTGACGTCCCCATTGCCCATAAACAATCCGTCGCGGCAATGCGCCGCGACGCATGAGTCGTCGGAATGGTAGAAGAATTGTATACCCACGGGATTTTGGAGACTCTCGAATGTATGCACCAAATCGGTGTCAGTGGATCGCTTAACGTAGGTGGCAGTTAAATTCCGATTACGGAATGGAACTGACCACGCGTCTTTGATGTCCTCCATGACATATGCGGTGGCGTCTGTTCGTAAACATCCTAAGTCTCCAATACCGCGTTTCTTTCCGGGAGCTAGCAGCTCCCCGGGTTTGAGTTTGAATCCAACAGGCTTATTGTCATCCCCAGCGTTCCCGTACTGCGCGACCTCCGCTTGGGTGCGGAGGCGCAACTTACGTTTGGCGTGGGGCTGAAATAGCCAGGCAGGATACTGTTCCTCGGGTAACAATGGGTGGTAATGACTCCAGAAGTGTTCCTCGAAGTGTTGGTGTGACGAACGGATGGCGCGAAAAACGCGGCTCTGATTAGTGGTCAACATATCAGAAAAGCCGGGAGTCTCGGGTTTCCGCAAGGCGTTCAATCGTCCAACACCGGCACGGTGTTCTTCTGGTCCTGAACCTGGAAAGGTGACGTTCTTTATCGGAAAAAACGGGCCAAAAACGCTTCTGTACTCACTGATCGCCTTTGGGGAAGGCGAAAATTTTGGAGTGAGATCAGGGTGTAACAAATGGGCTTGACGCATGATCCATTTATGGTCCAACAAGCTCCAATCGGGCGGCACACTTTTGTATTTGAATTGCGGATGCAGCTTAACGGGAAGTAACCCGGTAAGTGTGCCGTCGTAGGCACCCGCAATATCCTGGAAGGATCACCAGCCCAACACCTCCATCCCATATTTGGGACGGGTGTGGACTTCAAGGCGACGGCGCTCGACTAAAATGTCGGTGGTCGCCTTGAGAACCGTGTTAGTGACAATACACAGGTTCAATGGAAGGTAATCAATTTTGTCAGTCTCACGTTTGCGTTCACATTCACGGTGACACCAGTCTAGCATGGCGCTTTGCGTCGCAGCGTTGTCGACACGCGCTCGCGAATACTGGGCGTGCAGAGATGCGAGTATCCCGAGATACACGTGTCCGCGGAAACTGGCATTGTACCCTAAATCGGCTAGGTATGACTCACTAGATGGATCGTATGAATCGAGTTCTTCATACAATGCGTGAGTATGATTTCCAGGAAAACCTTGGGCAATTTCGCGAATGAACCGATAAAAATACCGGAACAAAATTTGTGCGAAATACGCAAGGATGGGAATCACGAGAAGCAAATAAACCAAAGGTTCGCCCATGAGGGTTCCAACCACCAGGACAATAACACAGTACAGCAATCTAATTGGAAAATAAGATCGCGGTTCCGTAGTCTTCTGGGAGTAAAGAACGCTCTGGACGCTCGGCATTGGAAGTGCAAGTCGTGGCTCTGGCGCGGGTGCCTCGGGGATTGGGGCAAGAGCGACCGGTGGGGGTGGTGGCACGAATGCTGGTGGACCATGGCGCGGTGCATTAGCGCGACCGCGCTCGGAACCGGATTCGGAGCCGCTACCACGTGCATGGCGCAAGCGATTGAGGTTCCGGCGGTTCCGGGCGGCGTTATTTTCGCCCCTGATTTCGCGAACATTTGCATTATCGAAGGCGCCAGCGTTCCGCAATTGCAGAAGAGCGTCGTCGATATTGTTATCAACATCGTCGGAATTGGTCCATGAGCCATTGTTACCATTGAGGGCGCTCAGAAGTTCGAACAGCGTGATGGATAACAAGTCCATACGACGAACGAATTCATTATTGCACTCGACCCAGTTTTCACAGTTGTAACCATGAACGAACACATCCACAAATAATTCCAGTACTCGATGATGTTCACCTGGGGGTATTGATGTTGGAAGAGCGGGTAAAGAATGCTCTTCGAGGACAGAATTGATGAGAATGGGATCATGCGTTATGTCGGCAGGTGAGTCGACCTGCCAACCCCACTCGGTGGGCCATTCGAAGTCTTCCAAAATGACTTCATGTTCAACAACTCGGTGGTCACGCGTGTCACACGCAACCAGTGGGAGCGGTCGCCACTCCTCATGTAAAATCGCCGTCTCAACGACAATGGGTTTCCGGACACCCAATATCGTCTTCCCCGTTTTCTTGATTTTAACGTAGTCGCGGACACGAAGGGTATAAGTCTCACGAGAACGCTTGCTCTCTCCCATGTTCGGAGGTGGGGCAAGAAAATATCGAGCACAGTCACGTAAAAACTTTCGCGGGTGAATTGCCAAGCCGTCAAAGGCTGGATCAAAGTTCTGCAATAATTTGTGGCGTGCGGGGGAATAACGAACCTTATAAAAGGCTTCGACGGAAGGCAACGACTTAGCCTTTCGAATGTCGGACGAGCGAAAAAGCTCGGCGTTTCGTGGGTCGTAATACAGCTCGTAAAGTTTTAAATGTTCTTTACGGGAAACCAGCAAGCCGTGGTTGAACGTCCGAATCTGAGAAGTGTAAGGCAAGTTGACTCGCTTCAGCACTTTATCGGGTTCATCACGCTTCTGGAATATAACACTCTTTTGCTCGGATTCATGCCGTGTGCGAATACCCTCGCCTTTGGCACGCTTACGATGCATTGATAAGTGTCCTTTGCCCATGATTTAGTAAACCTATCCGAGGATAGGCACCTTACGGTACAAACGCGTTTTCCATAGAAAACGCGTAAAGATCACTGATGTGGAATTGGTGTTCTAGGGTCCAACAACCCTGGCATGCTTTGTGGTGTGCATGACACGCGCGCCGGTGGGCGCGCCCCTGGTTGGGCTCGTACGGTTTATAGTCTCGTGCGACTCACCGGTTTTAAAGGGTACCGAACCCTAAAGTAGCGTTGCCGCCATGCGAAACCCAGAGTTAAGCATAACATTCCCGGCGCTAAAAGCTAAATTCTTAGCAGCTTGGAAGGCGACAGGTTTGAGCTCAGTAAATACCTGACTGAGTGCAAGCTTCATGCGCTCCCAATTGTTGCGTGGTTTAGTAGGAACCTCACCCTGAGCAATCAGGGGGAGGAGCTGTGCAGCGGATTGCACAATATTAAAACCATTCGGATCGGCGACAGTGGGAGTCAACATGGATGTGGCCAGAGGTCCTGTATATTCGGCGTGGGTGACGACTTCGACGTAAAAGGTGCCACCGACAGTGGCACCGCTAGTTACGCCGACACACATCACCGGGGAGCCGACTAGACATCCATTGGATGTGAAGTTAAAGCCATTGATGGTGAAGTTGTTGTTGCAATAGGGGTAAACGGCCAAGCCATTATTGGCGAAATCATCTTGCATGGGAAAATTACACTCGTTATCGGTCACAGAATACGTGTTGAGAAAACACGGATTATCGCGAGAAACTGGACAGACGCGAGCATTTGTGTCATTCCCTAGACCATCTATGGTCTTGTAAGCGGTGGTCTCGCTAACATTCTGATGTGTAGGTGAGGCGTACGTCCAAATCATCCCACTCTCGTTGAGGTTGGTGCCAACGTACGTAATCTTGGCACCGAAAGAGACGATTCGCCCAGTGACGTTATAGGTTTGTCCAGGAGCCCCAGCGATTAACTGCGCTGTAGTGTATGGAGCCCCGAAATTAACGACATTGTTCACACCGATTTGCAAAGTATTGGTTGCAGTCAGTGCGGCTAGAGCGACTCCGCTTGTATAAGTTGCACCGGTTGAAAAAGCGACCACCCCATCGCTGGCAAGACACGGGGTGAATTGGACGAACCCGAACCCACCGGTGCCGGTGTTCAATGAAAACCTGCTGGTCCACATCGCCTTCTGCGTGGGGACGCATGGCGTTGTGGGGATGCAGGCATCACGGGCTCCGGGGTTAAAGGGGTCGGATATGCATAACGCGTACTTCAGGGCGCAACCGGACAATCCTTGAGTCATAAGCTTGGGTGGACGCGGGACGTGACTGGTGCGGGTTACTTTGCGGATGGCATTCATGACTTGGTTGCGTTTGGCGTTTCCCTTAGGGGATTTGTTTTTCGGATTCTTCTTGGTTTTAGGCATGATGGCTATAGGGTTCTCTGGCGGGAGAGAACATTTTACATTCAAACAGGCGGTTTTTACCTCTTTCGCTTTAAAACTTGAGGTTCGTGCCGGTGACACGCACTAGCCCGGTTTCCAGCTAGTGGAAAACACTAAATGCCTG